TTTTTTTGGTCCAGTAGGCGCAGGATTAGGTTTTAAATTAGGTGTAGCTCTTGCTGCATCTGCAGCTGCTGCTTTTGGCGCTTATTTAGATCCAGCCACTAAAGAGATAGAACAGCTAACAGAAGAAAGATATGCCACCATAGCTGGAATGGTGGGTGATGCAGATTTGTTTAATTCTGAACAAACTAATGAGAAATTAAAAAACACTGTAGCTTTATTAGATGAGCAATATGGTGCTATGGCTGATGTTTCTCTGGCGGGTAGACAATTTTACATAGACTCTATAAAAATTGCAGCAGCATTAGTAGATGCTACTAATAATATGGAATTATTCACAACTGCAGCAAATAATACAGGAATTGAAATAAGTACAATAAAAGACAGATTTGTAGAGTTATCTAACACATCTGTAAACCTACAAGTAATACCTGTATTAAAAAATATAGGTGACATAGAGTTACCAGACGTGCTGATAACTATACAGGATGAGACAAAACTATTAGAAAATCTAAACAAAATACAAAATAGAGTTGAAAAACTTCAAAGCGCTATTAGCGCTCGTAACCCTAGATTTGAAGCTTTAGAAGTTTTTTCTCAAAGTGTAGATAATATAGTAAATGGTATTACTAGTTTAGCTGCGTCTACACAAACCGTAAATAATGATTTATTAATAGCAAATAATAATTTACAAACTTTTGCAAACTCTATTGATGATGGATCTATAACTTTAGAGAGATTTGCTGAAAACGAAAGCTCTATAGCTAAAACATTACAAAGATCTTCTCAAGAGCTTGATCTAGCTAAGAATAAACTAAAAGAACTTAATGCTGAAAGAGATAAAGCAGGAAAGCTCCAAGGAGCAGACCCTAAAGTATTGGCTGACTTAGATGCTCAAATTATAACTCAACAACAACTTATAAAGGAGGGAGAAGCAGCCCTTCCGGCTACTAGTGAGCGTTTAAGAATAGTTGTAGCCCAGGGACAAGCGTTAAAAGATATATTAAAAGATGAAGAAGCATTAAATGCTCTTTTTGATGCAGAGTTAAAAACAAAACTAGAATTATTAGCTGTTGATGAGGCTACAGGAGCCATAGCAGCTACAACTTTTGAAAAAGATATGGCTCGTGCAAAACTATTATCCACACAATTAAATGAGAATAGAGCTTTTAATGAACAAAGACTACAGTTTGAAACACAAATTAACGATGTGTTGCAAGCATCTGGAAAAGCTCAGATTGGGTTACAGACCGAACTGTTTGCCTTAAGTGGTGAGAATGCTCAAGAGCGTCTAAAACAAATTGCTATAGAAAATAGCTTTAGCACTGAGCAAAGAGATCGTCAAAGTGATATAATTGCTTTAACTGGTAAAGCAGCTAGAGGTTCAGAGTTATATACAAATGCTTTAAAAGCTGCTAATGTTTCAGCTGTACAGATATATGAATCGCTGCGTGCTGGCTCAGCTGACTTTGAGAAACAAATTAAAAAAATAGATAGAGAATTAGCCGACTTTATTGCGGAAGATCGTATTGTTGAGCTGAACTTAGAACTAGAAACCTTAAATTTAGATTTTAAACTTGTTCAAACTCAGCTGGATTCGCAAATAGCCGCACTAGAATCTCAAATAGATATTATAGAGGCAATAACAGATTTAGATAATTTTGCAACTGTAGATTCTATAGTTGCAGAAGTTAATGCTGCACTAACTAATTTAACTGTTAAAGTAGAAGTTCCAGAAGAGTTAAAGAATTTAAGTGCTGTAGACGCTGCTAAGACTGTAACACAAAGACAGCTAGAAATATTAGATAAACAAATTGAGGCAGAAAATAATCGTTATAATAATGAAATTGCAAATATTACTGCACAAGAAAATATTTTAAAAGAGCAGTATGATTTAGAAAAAATTAAACGAGAAGCAGATAAAAACGCTACAATTGCAGAGATAGAGTTACAAAGAAATAACTTAACTGCATTAGCTACGGTTTATAAAGATGTACTAACAGGACAAAAAGATATTAATCAATCTCTTGTAGATTCTTTAGCAGATGTATTTTCTCAAGCAGCCCGAGCAATGGCTACAGCGATGGGTTCAGAAGTAATGCCTTCAGATATAGCAGCACCTACAGTAGGTGGCGTTGTAGATATAGCTGCCAATTTAGACGCAAGTATAAAAACTGCTATCACTTCTGCAGATGCTCTTATAATAAAGAATGAGGATTTAGCTGCGGCACAAGATTCGGCAGCACAGTATGCCCATGAAACAGCTTTAGGGCATCTAGCAACAGAAAGAAAAGTTGCTGAAGAAGTTCATAAAGCTAATATAGACGGTATAACAACAGAGGCTATCATCACAGCAGCCGCTGGTCGCGGAGCACTTAAAGAAATAGCAGAAGAAGCAGCTAAAGGATCTGATGAGCGCGCTAAAGCATTAGAAGAAATGCAAAAACTGTTAAATGAAGCTGGGCAAAAAGTAAAAGAGCTAGCAAAACAATTAGCAGAACAAGTAATTGCAGCACTTCAAGAAGCTGTAACTGGTGTTATGCAAAAAAAGATTGATCTTCTAATAGCTCAAGAAGCTATGATTTCAGACACTCTTAGTTATGTAGCTAGTAGAACTGAAGAAGCTAGCACTAAGTTACAAGCAAGCTTAGAAAAAGAAAATTCTCTTAGAGAAGAAGTTGCTTCTAAAACAGAAGCACTTAATCAGTCATATGTAGATTTTGTTACTTCTTTAGGAGAAGCAAACGGTAAAGTAAAAGAATCTGGCAAAGAGTATATAACTAAGTTATTAGATCAGAAGCGTTCTATAATGGAGCTTAATAAAACTGGTACTGCCAGAATTGCTCAAGAAGGAGTTGTTAAAACTCTAGAAGAACAAAAAATAGCTCTAGAAGAAAAGCTACAAGAAGTAACTGCAAAGCGAATTGAAGCAGAAGAAAAGCTTCAAAAGATCCAAGAAGCTTTTGGATTCTTAGCAGATATGATAAGCGGTAAGTTTACACAAATGGCTCAGACCATAATGCAGCTTGCGCAAGCAGTAGCTGCTTTTAATGCTATGGCCGGTACAGCGGGTGGAGTTGGAATAGGGTTCCAACCTATTATTAATCAGTTTGCAGGCGCTGTTGCTCAATTCAATAAAGCAGCTCAAACTGCTGGAGTAGCTTCACAAACAACAGCTACTGCAAGCACTGCTATTGCAGGTGCGGGAACAAACATAGCTCTAACATTTGGTCCTAAGCTTATGGCAGGTATGCAAATGTTTGGAGCTGCACTAAGTGGATTTAGTATTGGTTCAATAGTGGGACAACTAACTGGTGATATGGGAATGGGTAGTTCTATAGGTGGAGCACTTGGTGGAATTGCAGTCGCTATTCCAGCTATTAGTACTGCTATAACTGGTGCTATAGCTTCAGCATTTGGTGCCGCTTCTTTTACAACCGGTGTTTTAAGTATGGCTATACCAGTAATAGGACCTATCATAGGCGCTTTACTAGGCGGGCTATTTAGTTCTAAACCAAGAGGTCAAGCTCAAGGTACTTTAACTTCTGAGGGATTCGAAACTACTAGCATGTCGGGTAAAAAGGTAGATCCTAAGGCACTAGCTAGTATAGCCGATGTAGCTCTTACAGGCGTGGTAGGATCTCTAGAAGCTGCTGGTATCTCATTTAACGATACAGTTAATACTAGTATAAGCTTTTATAAAAAAGGAATTAATGGCGCCACTCTAGAGTTTGCTAATGGTTTTAAAGCTTCTTTCAAAGGTGGGACCGCACAACAAGCGGGTGAGTTCTTCGTTAATTCATTCTTCCAAGGGCTAAGACTAGGCAGTCTAAGCGTAGATGAAACTCTACCTGCTGCCGACAGAATACAAGCTGCTATAGATAATTTTGTAACGCTAAGTGATGTGTCAGAAAAAACTGCTGAAAGATTTTCAAAAGCTGTTGAATTCGCATCAAAATTTGATACAGCACTTATGGAACTAAACGGTACCGGAACAAATATTACTCAGGTGTTTGCGGCTATAGAAAATGCAGCAGCAGCTAACGCTGCAAACGTTAGTAGATATTATTCAGAATTTTTAGCAGATACTAGAGAAACATTTGGAGCTTCTAGTTCTGAGTATGCAGAAGCTTATGCAGCTGCTCAAAATAACGCTCTAGCTCAGATAGGTTTAGCTAGAGATTTAGCAGGAAATATTGTTACTGCTGAACAGGCTATGAGCGAATTAAATACTGGTGCAGTATTAATTAAGGATACTATTGCTAGTATTGAAGCTTTCCGCTCAGTATTAACAGAATTAGATATAGCTGATGTAGACACTCAGATTACTAAAGCTATTAATGCTAAACTAGGTGGTATAGTAAGTGATATCGGTGAATCGTTAACTACTAGTATTGATAAACTAAAGAATCCAGCTTCAGCAGCTGCGTATGAGCTAAGAGATATTATGGAAGCGGGTGCTGCACGTGTAACTGAGTTACAGGGCATGTACGATCAAATAAGAACATCTATTAGTGAAGGAGCTGATATAGCCTCTAACATAGTAAGTGATGCAGCATCTAACATTGCCAAAGCCACTGAATTAGCTCAACTGCAAGTTGAAGCTTATATAAGCTCTCTAGATAAATCTGGGTTAAGAGCTGTTATTGCTAATGGCGCTTGGGGCGACGCAGCAGCACTAGCCGCCGCACAAACCGAATTAGCTATTACATTAGAATATGAGCGTGTACAAGCTATTGAAAAGTTCGTAGATATTAGCAGAGATTTTAAAAAGAGACTATCTGAGATTTCTGGACAAATGGTAAAAACTGCCGATGTTCCTATTTCATTTACAGCTACAACTGATGTTATGAAGGCATTCGAACAAGAAGTAAGCACTGGTTTAACTAATTCATTCACCGGTCTGTTAAATAGTATTGGCAGAGGCGATAATATTGTAGGTAATTTTGAAACCAGTATTGCAACATTAAATGCTGGTTTGGCTAGTGGGGAACTTGATAGTCTTGCATATGCAAATGGTCTTGAGATGCTACAAGAAGTATCTCTAACTGTGTTAGAAGAACTTAAAACTATGATAGATGAATATGAATCTTTAGTAGAACAAATTTCTGATTCTTTTAATCAATCCAAAGATGCAGTACTAACAGCTATTCAAGAACTTGGTGAACAAGTAATAAGCTTAACACAAAATATCTCAGATAAAACTTCTGAAATTCTAGGTATATATGATGATACACTATCTAGTGTAGCTGAATCAGGTAATGAACTATTTGACCTACGTGACACAGCTAAAGAAGCTTTCTCTACTGCAGCTAAAGCTGTTGCAGAATTTGAAAAGAGTAATAAGCTTAGTGGAAGATCTTCTGCTACTCTTCGTGGAGAGATTGTAAGTGTACAATCACAGTTAAATGAATTATTGTCTGCTGGTTCTTTAGATTTCTCTGGTTTCGCTCAATTCACAGAGCTTAACTCTAAGCAAAGTGCTCTAAAAAAGGAACTTAATGCAGTTTTATCTGTTGAACAAGAGTATCAAAAACTACTAGATGATAGATCTACTACTCAAGAAGATTTAGTCTTTGTTGAAGCTACGCTAGCTACTTTAAATGAAGATTTAGTAGATACTAGAATTAAGGAATCAGATGTAACTAGAAAGGCTCAAGAAGCTGCTGTAAACTTTGTTAACGCTCAGCAAGACTTAAAAGATATTACAGAACTTCTTGCGGAGTCTAATTTTAACCTAAACCAAGCTAGATTTGATGAAGAATCTGCAGTGTCTAGAATGAGATTATCTTTATCTGAGTTTACTAAAGATACAGAAGCTCTTACTGGTATTTTAGATGCAGTAGGTGGGGAAGCTGGTTCTGAGTTAAGAACTGCATTTATTGAAGCTGCTGTAGGAAATGCTAGTATACTTTATGCAGAACTTGGAGAAGTAGCAAAAGATATTAAAATAAATGAAGCAGCTCAAGAAGCATCAGCTGCATTTGCCCAGCTTGAAGATTTAGTAAGTCAAGTAGGCTCTTATTTTGCGCCAGTAAGTGATGTATTTGTAGATTTAGAAAGCGTAAGCTTAACTAGTTTAGCTATAACAGATAGATTTAAGCAGTTTAATGATGACTTAGTAAAATATTTAGACCAAGATGGTTTATCTCAGTTCTATGGAGAAGGTGGAGTATTCTCAACCTTTAGACAATCTCTGCTTACTACTCTAAAAACAGATGGATTCGATGTGTTAACTGCTTCTGGTGGTCCTATGGATTCATTTAACTTAAATTTAATGACTATACGCACAGCCATTGACACTCTAACACAATCTGGCAGCTTCTTAGACGTAAGTATTCAAACAGTTCAAACTTCTTTTGGAAATCTAATTTCAGCTCTAGGTACAGATGTTGAAGGACTAACTAGTGCTTTTGCAGGATTAACAGTTGTAGGCCAAACGATTAATAATTTACAATCTGCAGATTTAAATGTAGTACTAGATGGCATAGGACAGATTGGTGTAGTTCTAGATACTTTAGGAAATCTAGATGTAAATGTAGAAGCTTTTGAGTCATTAGAATCATTATACACTTCTATAACAGTGGTAGACTCATTACTTAATGATGTGTCATTTGAGATGTCATCTAGAAATGCTCAAAAAGCTATTACTACTGCTGTTGATATAGTTAATAGCTCTATAAATAGTTTGAGTATTGATGTAGCTACTGACTGGGTGGTAGATCAAATCAATGGAATTGTTACAACTGTTAATAGTACCCTATCTGGAGTTAGTTTCCAAGAAAATGTAGATGGAGCTGTTGGCGGTATAGCTCAAGTTATTAACTCTCTAAACTCTACCATCGGTCAAATTGACTTTGGAGATACTACTGATTTAGCAGTGTCTCAGATTGTTTCTACTATAAATGCAATTGATAGTACTCTAGGCGCTATAAGTTTAGTAGATGCTACAGATTCTACAGTGGATAAAATAGACGTAACTTTTAATTCTATAAATTCTACTTTAGGCAACATAAGCTTAGTAGAAACTACCGACTCTACCGTAGAAAAAATTAATGTAACTTTTAACACCCTAAATTCTACTTTAAATAATGTAAGCTTAGTAGAAACTACAGATTCTACAGTAGGTAAGATAGACGTAATGTTTAACGCAGTTGACTCTGCTTTAAACAATATTAACTTTGTTACTACAAGAGATAGTAGTGTAGATCAAATTAATCTTGTTAACTCTAATCTAAATTCAGCACTACAAAACGTTTCTTTTATTGATACAAGAGATAGTAGTATAGAACAAGTTAATTTAGTTAATTCTAATGTAAACTCTGCACTAAATAATGTGTTATTTGTAGATTCTAGAGACAGCGCTATTGGCCAAATTAATTTAGTAAATGAGAATATAAACTCTACTCTAGGTAATGTAGATTATGTAGTAACACGAGATAGTGCAGTAGAACAGATCACATTAGTTAATTCTAATCTTAATTCTAGCTTAACTAATGTAAATTTTGTTACTACTAGAGATAGTGCAGTTGGTCAAATTGATTTAGTTAATACTAATGTTAACTCCGCCTTAACCAATGTAAATTTAGTCACAACTAGAGACAGTGCAGTCAATCAAATAAATGCAGTTAATACTAATGTTAACTCTGCACTAAACAATGTTAACCTAGTTACAACTAGAGATAGTGCAGTCGGCCAAATAAATGCAGTATCAGTTAGTTTAAATTCTGCTTTAGATAATGTTAATTTTGTAGTTACAACTAATTCAGTAGTAGAAAAAATTGCTGCATATAACGTAGCAGTTAATTCAGCTCTTTCTAATGTTGATCTAGTAACAAATACTGACTCTCTAGTAACTAGAATTAATACCGTAAGTGTGTTAGTTAACACTGCACTATCTAATGTAGATTTTGAAGATACTACTGCTGATGTAGTAAAAATGGTTAATGCCTACAATACTGACGTAAACACTGCTCTAGGAAATGTAGAACTTAAAACAGAAACTGCTAATGTTATAGCAGAAGTTAATTCACTAATTGGAATTAGTGATGCATTAACTAGTATAGCTATAACTTCTCTATCTGAGGAGGCTAAAAAGCAGATAAAAGCTATTCAAACTGACTTAAGTACAGAACTAGGTAATATAGACTTATCTACAGTATTAGGCGAGGCCAATACTCAAATAGAAAATATTCAAACAGACTTAAATAGCAAATTAGATGGTATTGCTTTAGATGTAAAGCTTGGTGAAGCTAAAACTCAATTGCAAAATGTTCAAACTGATATTAATAAGAAACTAGATGACGTAGCTTTTGGTACTAGCGTTACTAATTTAGTTACTCGTATAGGTGCTATACCAACAGCTATTAATGGTGCACTAGATGCTTCCACTTTAAACACAGTAAAAGAAACATTTGATGCTTTAATAGGAGTATTTAATACTGATGCCAGTACTGCAGTAGGTAATTTTAAAACAGCTATTGATAAATTCAAAGATTTAACTACTCAGATAAATAGTGTTAGCGGTTTAGCTACGCAAATTAGTGCTTTAGCTAATCCTACTACAGGAGCTACAGCCGCCCTAATAAGTAGATTTGCTGCATTACAAACTGAAATAACAACGTTAACAGGCACTACTGGTGTGGCCGCTCTAAAAACTCAACTTGCATCTATTGCTACTGATTTAGGTGCCGCGTGGGAGAAAATTGATTTAAAAGTAGATGCCTTACCTACTAAAATAGAAGTAAAGAACACTACTAATGTTACAGTAGAAGAAGGCTTTAAAAAAGCCGATAGCGATGCTCTGGGTAAGCTAGCCACAAAATTCCCAAAAATTGCTGGCGTTACGTATACTGGTACAGATAACACATGGGCAACTGGTGGTTATGTTGGTGGTCCTGGAACTAGTACTAGTGATTCTATACCTGCTAGACTATCAGACGGTGAGTATGTTATTAAAGCTTCTGCAGTTGATAAACTAGGTATAGATGCACTAAATTATTTAAATAAAACCGGCGATGTTTCTAGTCTTGTAGCTAGTATGGGTAGACGTGGTGATACTGAATTAATTCATGCAACTAAAGAAGAAAAACAAATACTTAGAGGCGACAGAAATAACGTAATAACTATTAACCCTAAAACAGGTTTAGAAGAATTCTTCCCTCTTTGGAGCGGTGCCGTAGGTAAAATGTTTGCTAAAGAAGAAAAAGCCTTACTTTGGAAAACTTATGGTGGTGATATATTAACTTCCAACGCTAGGAGTAACTATGCAGGTTGGAGTGGTTCTAACCAGAAATATAACAGACCAGAAAAGAGAACTTATAGCATAGCGGGAGGCAATACAGCTACTCCTTGGAAATCTCCAGCTTATAGCGAAGGAGCTATGACAGGTCAAACGGGAGGCTATACAGGTACCGAACCATATACCAACACAATAGCCTTTAACGATTTATTTGCTTCTGATTATAGAACTAAATTAAAAGATTCTCAGCTATCAATGTTTAATATGATGAATGAAATGTTAGTAGCTAGAAGACCAGGTACTGCGCTAAAAAGCTTAGAATGGCTTTATGCTCCTGACAAAGGTGATGATAATAAACGCTGGGCTACTACATATAAGTTAAACAAGTCTACAACTGATAATAGCTCAGTACAAACTGGTTATGGGCAATTCCGCAGATTCAGCGGCACTAGTAATAAAAATTTTGGACCTTATGACGGAGGCTGGGAACAAAAGTCAGCTGCAGCAATAAAACAGCACACAAAAGACTACTTTGGTAAAAATCTACCTCTCTCAGCAGATGCAGTTTCTCAATATGCTACTAAAGCTAATATTGAAAAAGCCATTGATCTAGCTAACGAAAACTACGGTAACTTTGGCGATCTTTACATGTTAGGAAATACTGGAAAGGGAAGACCTACTGCAGCTAACTTAGCTAATGGTGGTTTAATAACTAAGTCTATGAATAAGCTAAAAGGCCTAAGAGACTCCGTCTCTGCAATGTTAGAGCCTGGAGAGTTTGTACTTCGTAAGCCTATTGTAGATAAGCTTGGAGTAGATACTCTAAACAAAGTGAATGCTGGAAGTGGTAATATGGGCGGAGATACTAATGTTGAAGTTAATATTACCAACAACGGAACTCCAGTTAACGTAACTGCAACACCTGTAGTAAGACGTGAAAATGAAAAGATTATTGTTGATGTGATACTTGAAGATATTAGAACTAACGGACCTATTCGTCAACAAATTAGGAGTATAAGATAATGACCGCCTTCCCTACAGATGCTACATATAGCTACGATTCTACTGTGTATTCTATGGTTAATAGACGCCCAGATAGAAACTATTCATATGTTCAGTCATTTGATAATGCTATTTTTACTTCTCAGGGTGGGTACGAGCGTAGACGACAAATATCTCGTAGACGTAAGCGTACCTTTAACTTTGCATTTAACGGAATTAGAGGAGTCTACAAAGCGGCAATAGAAAATTTTTATAATTCTAGGGGAGGAACCTACGAATCTTTTGAATTTGATTTGTCATATGCAGGACAATCTGGTACAATGATATCAAGATTTAGTGGAGATTTAAACATAATTCAAGTGTTAACAACAGATAATCCACTTACTGATATTTACAATATAACTTTTTCAATACAGGAAGTATTTTCATAATGTCTACAAGAGCGTATGACTATATAGTACAGCTATCAGATACTGCCAACTTTTCAGTTGGCAATATTGTTATAGGTCAGTCAAGCAACACTGTAGGCGAAATTATAGCTATAGAGTCATCTAATGTTAAGATTAGGCTTAGCAATGTATACTTAGAATTTATTTCAGGTGAGAGGTTAATTAGTAATTCTGCTATACTATACTCTCAGAATGTGTTTATAGATCATTCTGCTAGTATTAATGGGAGCACAAACGTATTTGCTACACCTGTATCTGTAGATTTACGAGATACTATAACAGTATATGTAGATGGTTTAGTAGCTCCAAGAGATAGTTACAGCAGTAATTCGTCAGCAATACAGTTTCTACCGTTAGAAGTTATAGCTAATACTCAAAGTGGGGTAACAGATTTTGTTACGTTTCCAACCACCGCAGTAAGCTCTCTGATTGTACAAGTAGTACGTGGGAATATTGAGTCTGCAAACTTTGTTGCATCTAACATAGTGTCTTATGTTGAAACAGCTAACTCAGCTATAACAGGTATTTTTAACACACCTTATATTGCAGAAAAAAATTCTTTTGAACAAACCCCACTAGTGAAACTATATTCCATATATTATCCTGGAGAGTGGTATCCTAAAAATGCTAACGGTAACCCGTCTAATTCAGGAGACAGCTTTCCTTGGCCTCATGGTTTTCCGTTGCGATATGCAGAAGTATTAGGCGAAACTTATAGTGATTTTAATTATTCTGTTATTTTTGGCGGTAGCAGTTATAAAGCTACTGCGTTAGAAAGTGGAGACATTAGCACAGACAGTTCTGGTCAGATTAGCGAAATATCTTTATCTATTTCTAATTTTGATGGGTATATGGCTAGCTTAGTGGATAATGCTAACGTAGCTGGATTTAATTCTACTAATTCTACTGTTGCGTATGTTAATGGAGAGCTAGTACAAAATATAGATCCTAGAACAGTACCGCCTAACGTACATTACAATTCTTCGGTTGCTGAATCTAGAGGAGTTAACGCTGCTCATAGCTATGAAACAACAGTTGCTACAGGTGCTACCTGGATACCTTTTAAGCGCGACTCTAGAGACTTATTAGGTGCTATAGTAGAAATTAAACTTACGTATGCTAAGTTTTTAGACTACTGGCCCGAGTATTCTATAGTAAAATCTACTAACGTAATAGAAAATAGCATAACAGTGTATTCATCAGGTCCATATAGAGTTGGTGATGCTATTACTTCTAACTCTAGCCCCACTCAAACAACTATTATTTCTAGCATTGAAGGCAATAAGCTATTTTGTGATAACACAGATCTTAATGATTCTGCTGGAGATAGAATTTATATTCGCAATCCAGAAGCAGATAAGAATGCTTATGTAGAACATGCGTTTATTATAAATAGACTAGACGAACTAGATGAACTTAAAGCCAGTTTTAATATTAGCAATTGGTTACAGTACTTTAAGAACTCAGCGCCTAGAAAAAAGTTTTTTATTACTACATGCCCGTTTAGATACAAAGGTGAAGAATGTAAGTATCCAGCTAACGGTAGCGGTACTATAGTAGGATCTAATCCTCCATTATCTGCCAATGGGTATTTTACTATTAATAATGCTACTACAGCTAATTTATCTGAAGACATATGTGGAAAGACACTAACAGCCTGTTCTCTACGTAAGAACTTAATTAACTTTGGAGGATTTCCAGGTGCTTCAAATTAATTTTGAAAAACTACAATCTGATATGCAATCTCACTCTGTTAGGGAATACCCAAAAGAGGCTTGTGGTATTATTACTAAGAATTTTGAGTACATTCCGTGTACTAATATAAGTAGTAGACCTAAAACTAGCTTTGTGATAGATCCGTTATCAATATTAAAGCACGAAGATAACATATGGGGATTTTATCATTCTCATCCAGGAAGTGACGACCCTATACCAAGTAAAAAAGATGTTAGCAGTACTGTGTTTGCAGAATATAAATTTTTAGTGGGCTTTGCTAATAACACTTATATATATTGGCTAAACGATAGTTCTGACCTATCTTTTGAGAGATTTAATGAAAGTCACTGTAAACTTCAGTAAAACACTGCAGAAATATACTAACTGCAATGAAATAACTATAGATGTTTTTTCATATAGAGATATTTTATCTGCTTGTGTAAATTTATTACCACTATTCAAACAGCATTTATTTTCTTCTAATTTACATTCTCAATTAACTCTAGTTGATTCTGATAGATATATTAGAGATTTTGAGTTAGACTTTAAACCTAGATCAGAAAACATATACCTAATACCTACTATTTCTGGTGGAGTTGCCACAGGATTTGATAGTTTAGGAAATTTGAATGTATTTTATGGATCTTCTAGTCCTGTTAGTAATCAAGCTATTGCTTTAAGAGGTATAGATAAGCGTATAAGAGACTCTGTTTTATTTGGTAAAGCTTCTACAGCGTTTGATGTAGCTCAGCGTAAGGTTAACAGAGAAAATGGTGTATTAGAAAATTCAGAAGATCCTTCTAAAGGTTTTGGTTCTTTGGCTACTATGGACGCCGCTGGTAAGGCTATACCCCTACATTTTGGAATGGTTAGAACTTCAGGAGTGCTAATAAGTCAGTATATTAAACATATACAAAGAGGCGGTATAGATACTGTTAGAGTGGCTGATTATATATGAATAAAAAGTATTTCTACTTAAACAATAAGCTAATTCCTTTTATTGCTGGCGGTATAGAATCAGTAGGTTCTACACTTACAGTAGATTTTCAAGGTAGTTTTAGCTATAACCCTAGTACCTCTAAAAGTACAGATATTCTTTATATGCAATTAGCTCTTGGTGAAGGCCCTATTTATAGGATAAATCCTAATGGGCCACAAGATATAGAGATTGATGGAAAATATATAGATGATTTAGTAGATTTCAGCACCAATAATACTAGACCAGAAATATTTGCTGCAAGATACGCTACTGGTACTGCTACACAAACAGCTATGCCGTCATTTTCTCAGGACATTGTAACTCCTGTTAGATTTGTTAGCCCAGTCATATTAAAAAGTGGAATTTCTACTTTTACTAATACTCCAGCTCCCCCATCTACTAACATTTTATTCTATCCCTCTAATTCTTCAGAAGGCTTAACTCCTATAGATTCTATAAAAATAAAATTCAATGTATTAGGGTTAAGAACCGAATTTAATGGCGGTAATGAACCCGCACAGCTATCTGTTGTAGGTTTAGTTCATGACTTTGTAGAGACATCAAACTTAAATAACTATATAGCTGGCGGTGGTTTATTAATTAACAGTATAGTTAACGATAGCATGGCTGCTGAATTAGAACTTAAAATCCCAGAAGATAAAAGATCTAGTGAAGGCTATAATATATCCATATTAAAACTATCTGAGGATATTGCAGAAACAGGTTATGTTTCTGAAGTAGAAGTAATAGGTTTTGATGAAATTAGAAAACAAACTCACTCGTATCCAAAAACTGCGCTAGCCGGATATGCAGTTAAGTCTTCAGACTTTAGAACAGAATCTTTGCCTACATATACTAGTTTAGTTAAAGGTATGATTGTAGATGTACCATCTAATTATAATCAACCTATTTTAGCAAGCGGAGAAGTAGACTGGAGACAAATTGAAGTTCCTAATACGGGTGCCTTGAGTGCTGCAGTGTCGGGGTATAGACTACAAAAAACAGGATCTCAAATATTAAATTCTCCAGATATTAATATTTATGATGGTATATGGGACGGGACTTACAAAAAAGACTGGACTGAAAATAGAGTATGGATAATAAGACACCTACTAGTTAACATACTAGGAGTTCCAGAGTCTTCTATAGATAAGTATAACTTTTATAATGCGGCACAGTATGTAGATGCGGTTGATGCTAAAACAGGTAATTTTAACGGGGTAAATGGTTTTTCTGATGGCTCTTTTAGGTATAAACCTAATGGCTACCAAACTGAAATAGAGAATGTACTTTTAGGACTACCAGAAGGCACTCCAATAAAAGAGAGACGTTTTGTATGTGGTTTATCTATTACTGACGAAACACCTATTATAGAGATTATAACTTCCTTAGCATCTAGTATGCGTGCAGTTTTTAGTAATGTAGGAAACAAGATTAGACTTATTGTAGATAAAGCAGAATCTATTCCTGTAGCTATATTCAATGAAACTAATATAGAAGCAGGATCTTTAAAAATATCTGGAGTAAGATCTGAAGAAGTACCTACAGGAGTAGAAGTTTCATATATAGACTTTTTAAACCATTTTGAAAAAACAACAGTAGTTATAGATAGCTCTGAGGTATTAGACTTTGAAGAGCCTAATAGAATATCAATTGATTTAGCAGGGTGTACTAGAAAGAGTGAGGCTTTAAGATTTGGTCAATATGCTCTAGATTCAGCTAGAAAACTTAAAAGAAAAATGCAATTTAATGCTTTTGCAGATGCATCAGATCTAGAAGTAGGAGATATTATTGCAGTGTCTCATACTATATCTGGAGTTTCTTATGGTTATGGAGGATTGGTACTAGCTAACTCTACTGTATCGTCCTCTAATGCATATCTAGAGCATATTACTAGTCCCTCTATTTCCGAAAGTTTATTTACTGCAAATACTAATCCTTTAGTACTAAAAATATTTAAACAAGCTAGTAATAAATTAGACTACTATATCATAAATAACAGCTCTTATAACCTAGTAGAAACAGGTAATACATCCTCTGGAATAGATTTAATAGATGTTAATATACTTAGTAAACTAAATATGTTAAATAAAACCTTTGAAGCTAACACAGCTTTTTCTACTATAACAGCTCCTACAAGAGGAGATTTGTGGGCTTTAGGAGAAATAGATCCTTCTAATATTTATAAAGATAGTAGTTATAAACTATTTAGAGTGGAGTCTATTACAATAAATAATGATGGCAAAACTTCTTTAGTAGTTACAGAATATAACTCTTCTATTATAGCTGATTCTGATTTAGCTGCAAAAAATGTAATAGCACAAAGAAAGAGTAATCTAAATTATGTTACTCCACCACCACCACTACTATCATTAAGATCTATACCTTCTAAAACTACAGAAGGTGTTATTAATTACAACTTACTTCTTAACGCTGTATCAGATACTACTAATTATAACGTACCAACAACAACAGTTGTAAATTATGGTACTATAGCTGTGGTTATAGAAATCGGCTCTTTTGAAGTTATAGGATAATAAATATGGCTATATATAGAATCAATACAAGTAATACAAATTTTTTAACAGTTGGAGAAGAACTTGTATATGCAGGTAAAAATGGTTTTACCACCACACTAGGTTCTATACCAGTGTTTTGCAACTCTTACGTAGCCAATGCGTCTAGTATAGTATTTAATACTTATAACTTACACCTACTTCAAGATGATAATTATGCTACGCACGTATTGGATGTACCAGCTTTAGAAGGCATTGCTACTACCTATGTAAAAACTCCTATATTACAGTATACTGCAAGTACAATTCAGGAAGGATCTGTAGGACATACAGAACAAGATTCTACTATAAGCTTAGATATTCAAACTTATGATATAACTGCTAATACTATTACAGTTTCTAATAAGCCTTATGGTGAGGCATCACTTATAAGTTCAATATTACCTACACCACCTTTTTATATTACAGCATACCAAACACTTACCTCTAATAACTTTTCTAATAGAACGGCGTATATATCTGGATCTACTAGATCTATAAAAAGAACTAATAACGTTGAAGGGGTAACTGGAACTTATACCTCTAATTTAGGAATACTACCAAGAAGTAGAAATACTATTAAAGTTTATTTAGACGATACACAAACAGATAGCTTTGATCTTATAAATGATAATGTGAACGTATCTTTGAATGGTACTACGAGTGAAGTAAAGACTGTAGTAGATCTTTATACAGTGCCGGCAATAGAAGCAAAAGATTTAGTATCATTAACTGTTTTTAATAATCTATACTCAGTTACTAATACTAGTTACGTTACTAACGACTCTATGTATAGCGCTGATCTTACTAATAGTAATTTTTATAAGATTAAATTTAATAAAGAGTTTTCAGCTAACGTAGGCGGTGTTTATTTACTAAATGTCAGCCCAGATCTAACTGGTACTGTAGGTAATTTAACTTCAACTTCTTTTACTGTTGATACGTCTTCTTCCTATCCATACTCTTATAACTTATCAAATAGTAATATTTATTATCTATATCAAAAAAGTAAAGTTAGATATACTACTGCTAGACTTGATGAGTTTGGTAGGCTACAAGGTACACAGCCAGCTACTTATATAGTGGAAGCAACCAATATAAACAGATACAATAGATCTAGTAATTCTATAAGAAAAGTTATAGAGGTAGAGCCTTTAAGCGTATCAAAAGTGCCTAGTGTAACTATAACCGAATCTATAATAATAGATACTGCTGGTGGTGCAGCTATTAATATAACAGCTACGTTCCCAACAATAGTTGGTAGAGATGTAACCTCATATGAAATTAAGTATAGAGTAACGTCAGCAGAAGGGGAAGTACTTCCTGGAGGTATTGCATCAATACCTCATGATGAATCTTTAGAGAATATATCTTATACAATTAATGGATTACCAAGAGGTAGAACTGCTGGGGGTAATACCTTAGAAATAACTATAACCCCAATGATAGGATTATTTAGAGGGTTTAATACTAGAATAACACATTTTATTATTGGTAAACAGGGGACTCCTTCAGGAATTCAAAATTTAAACGTGGCACAACAAGGAGTTTTCCTATTATTTTCTTGGCAGTTCCAACTAACAACGGAAGGCTATATTCTAGACCTAGATACAAAAGAAGTTGAAATTAGGCAATATCCTGGATTAGTAGACATAACTTCTCCAGAATCTATTGCTGCAGCATGGGGTTTTTCTATTGTAGTGGCAAGAGTGGCATTTCCTAATACTTCCTATACATTACCTATAAGTAGTTTTGGACCATACACCTATCTTTTAAGAGTTAGAGATACTAGCGATATAGAAAGTGCGGATATTGCGGCTTCGGCTATTAGTACTGTTAGACCATCTACTATTAGAGTTATTAAATCTTATAATGAAAGTGATCCAACTACCTCATACATAACACAAGATAATACTCCATTCCCTACTTCTAATGATTACCCAGAATTATCATTTACTAGTTTTAGTGAGAGTATAAATGGTGGTTTGGTATTAAGTGATAGTTCTAATACTGATAATGCTAATGGTAGTGCTACTGGATTTTCACTTTATGGTAATACTAACTATCTAACTACCTCTACTAATCCTTTTGCCGAGTATATAACTCCTATTAGAAACATGGGAGAAGTTGTAAGAGGTACAATTAGAATGTCTCCTATTATAGCAGCATCAACTCCTGGCATCACTTACGGAACATTTTTTACTACTGTAGTATCTGGAATTACTGATTTTCATGGTTCTGCAGGATTGTCTCCAAGCGCTAATGTGCTAGTTGATAATGCTTTTGGAGGTATAGGTTCTATATTAGGATTTAATAATGTTCAAGCCGCTCCAGTAACGTATAGTAGTGTACAAAAAACTCTTGTAAGTGGCGGTAATTTGGGAAACATTTATGCTATAAGAAATGTTGGTCAATTTACTGGTGATGCGTCTAACGCTAATAGTTTTGCGCTAATAGCCGGAGTTATTAATGCTAATGCTATAGCATTGGGAGAAGTATATTTTGCAAACGGCAGACCTTCAGGATCTAATAGCTTTGGTAACGTTACAATATCTGGTAACTCTTATGCCCTAATTAACTTACTACAATATGGAGATCCAGAATCTACTATCACATTTTTAGGTGAAGAGAGAAGCATATTACAAAACGTATTCGTTAGATATTCAACTTCTAATGTGTATTATGCAGCCAACGCTAACGGCGTTGTAGGCTATCCAGGTCACGGTAACGTAAATGGTAATACTTTTACTGGTGCCGCTAATAATGTTGAATTTGGCTGGAAAAATTATGTACCTGGTGCTACTGATTTTCAATACTTCCAAGTAAAGATTCAGTTAATCAATCCAGATCCAGAACAAGCTGAACTTATACTTCAAGATTTAAAATATGAAGTAGACACAGAGCAAAAGACTATTAGACAAAAATTACAAATTACTTCAGTTGCCGGTGTAGTATTTGATTACTCTTACGCCAATTTCTACGAGATACCAGAAGTATCTGCTATAGTAGTTGATTCTGCTACGTCACAATTTGCGCAGATTTATGATGTAACTAAGACAAGCTGCACTATTAAAGCTTTAAGCTCACAAACTGGAAACTTTAGTGATAACGCTACAATCAGTCTTATGGCTGTAGGAGGATAAATGAATAAGATTATATTATATGCTATAATTGTATCTGCTGCTATAGGCTATTTTATATATACTCAAACTCGTATGCAATCACTAGTAAAAACTAATGCTAATTTATCTACAAGCTTAGAAGCTAGTGAAAGCAATATGAACAATTATAAAGAAGCTATAGACAGACAACAAAAACTACTAGGAGAAGTAAGCACGGCTAAAGCTGCGGCTGAACAGCAAGCCAAAGATGCACTAAAAGCTATGGAAGAAAATAATTTAGGATACTTAAGCGAGCAAAAACCTGAATTAATAGAAAAAGCAATAAATAGAGGTACTAAGAATGTATTTAAAGAAATTGAAACTATTACTGGCGGTCAGTAGCGCTACATTGTTAGCTGGATGTGTTGGTGGATCAGAGCCTCCTAAGGTCTTACCCGTACCAGACGCGCCACCAATAATAGCACCAGAAAAACCCAGAGCAGTAACTACTAAGCCTGTAAGCTTTTTAGTTATAACACAAAATAACTTAGATAAGCTAAAAAGTGAGCCAGTATGGTACGCTATTACACCAGGTAGTTATGAGAACTTAGCATTTAATACGCAAGAAATGTTAAGATTTATTAAACAGCAAAAAACTATCATACAATATTACGAAGGTGCTACTGCACCAAAATAATTGTAAAAAATAAAATTGACTTACCTATTTGGTATGCTATAATGTATATATAAGGAGTAAATCCAATGATTAAAAAAGACAATCTTGTATTTCTGCCTAATACTGGAGATGAGCAATATTACCCTGTTGATAAACAAGATGTAGATGCTACTTTACTCCAGCTATCTCGCGGAGATCATCCTAATGTCAACTCTCTAAACTACACACCTGTAAATCACGAGAGTTCAGGCATGATACCTATAAAGAATAAACCAAAACGCTAATTAGGAGATAACATATGGCAAAATTGCAAAGTATGGCTGGCGCAGATAATATTATTTCTGGAAACCCATCTGAGTATTTTACTCAAGCTTCCGGCGAGGGATTAGTTAATCCTATTATCGCACCAATGCCCACAGCTGGCGGAACAACTGCTATGCGCGGAGTTAAGGTAAATTACCCTAATTCTAACGAAGCAGGAATTCGCAACTCTATCAATGATGGAGCAACAGTTTCAGGAGGAGTAAAAGGTAAAAAAGTAACTGCCGGCGCTCCAATGAGAAACCCTGTAAACGGTACAAACCCTGCAAAACCTGTGCAACGCAAAGGTAAAAGATAAGAGAAAACCCCGGAATTTCCGGGGTTTTTTATTAAAACTGTTCTCTTTCTGAAAAGAACCAACACTTATAGTAATTTTCTAGCTCGCCGTAACTACCAAAATAAGCTGCTCCTCTAAAAATAGCGGGGGATTTTTTAGTATTATATTGAACAATAAGTCTACGCTGCCACTCTGGATTCATTAGAACATGCTTAAAGTTTTCTTTATGCTCTTTAAATAGGCTTACAGCTTTTTCTGTCCAAGGACACCCTTCAATACCGATAATTGTCCATAACGCATCATCATCTACGTTACGCAATCTTTCTTCTTTTATTTCTTGTTTTACTACAGGTTTA